GATACAGGCGGATTTGTTGAGGGCAAGCACTATGCAGAAAAGACAAGAGCGGAGTACGAAAGCAAATATCCCGAAAAAATGCAGGAGGCTATAAACAAGGCCTTAGCAGATAGGGGGTTTTGATGGTTACATATGCCGACATTATCAAAGAAGTAAATTTGATATTAAAAAGAGAATATCCGGATATAAAAAGATACGGAAATGACACTGTAGATAATGCGGTGCCGCCGTATTTTTTTGTTGAGGTTGTGCCGCTTGGCATTAGTCGTGAGAGTAAAAACATATTGAAAAAGTCATGTTCTGTAAAAATTACATTCGTACAAAAGACTATAAAACAGGTGGAAGCACTGAATGTAATAGAACGTATATTCGAAGTTTTGGGTATGACTTTGGATATAGGGAGCAGAAAACTTTTAGTAAGTGACTACTCACATGAGTACATAGAAGATCATGGCAATATACCTCAAATCTCTTTTAGTCTTGAGTGGTATGAGAGTACAGAATATCACGACGGCGAAAAGATGATGGATATATCTTTAAAAGTAGAAAGAAAGGAATAAAAAATGAGTAAACTCACATCACCAAGCATCACAATTACTTTTACCGAACAGGGTGCAAGTGCGGTGACAAGGGGCGAGCGTGGAATTGTCGCCCTTGTCTTAAAGGGTACAAGACAGCAGACTTTTAAGGTTATGAGTATTAGCGACATTCCAACCGGAGTTTTAAGTGCTGAAAATGAGCAATTTGTTAAGGATGCTTTAATCGGATACAGTCACGCGCCTAAGTATGTAGTTGTCTATGTTATGCCTACCGCTGAAGATATGACAAAGGCATACAAGGATATGATGCAGTACTTTGAGAATGAAAAATTCACATATATGGCCATACCGACTGTAAAAACTGATAATAAGGTACAGGATATCGTGACATGGGCAAAGAAGCAAAGAGATGAGCATAATCTTGTAAAAGTGGTACTGCCGGAGATAACGGCAGATAGCGAAGGTGTAATAAATTGGTGTTCTACTTTGTACAGAACAAAGGAGCAGGCAATAACACCTGAACAGGGATGTGCAAGAATTGCAGGTCTTTTGGCAGGTACAGGCCTGACTGTATCGGGTACATATGCACCTTTACAGGACTTTGTTGATGTAAGCAGACTTACAAAACCTGAGCAGGATGAAGCGGTCGGAGCAGGCAAGCTTATAGCGCTTTGGGATGGTGAAAAGGTCAAGCTTAATAGGGCTGTGACTTCACTTACTACCACATCGGCAGATAAGGGTGACAGCTTTAAAAAGATAAAGCTTGTTGAGACTATGGACATGATGGAGGACGACATCAGAAAAACTATAGAAGATAGTTACATCGGTAAGTTTTTAAATAACTATGACAACAAGTGTGTTTTGATCACCGCTATCGACTCATATTTTGAGAGAATTAAAGCAGATGAGTTAATAATTGTTGGAAAATGCGAAATAAACATGGACGAACAAAGAAAATATCTCAAAGAGACAGGCAAGAAAGTAGTGCTTGAAGATGGCAAAGAAAAGAAGCTTGAAGATTGCACAGATGATGAGATTAAGAGAGCGAACACGGGTTCGCATGTCTTTTTAAAAGCAGTTGTTTCACTTGCCGATGCAATCGAAGATGTTACTTTAAAAGTTACAGTGTAAGGAGGTAGCGCATGAAGCAATTTGTATCAAATCAGGTAATCAATGGCACATGGGGCGAGCTTTGGGTTGATGACGAGTATATCGGCGAGGTCGTATCTTGCAAGGGTGAAGTAAGTATATCTTACTCCGACATTTCCATGGTCAGAAGCCTTACAGCAGGCAAGAAGATGACTAAGCTTGAAGGAAAGGGAAGTATAAAGCTTCACCATATTAGGTCGAATATTTCAAAGCATATATCTGACAAGATAAAGAGAGGTCAGACTCCTGATTTTAAGATTATTACAAAGCTGTCAGACCCGGACGCATTAGGAGCTGAAAGGGTAGTCTTTTATCATTGTAAATTTGATAAGGCTATTTTGATGGATTGGGAAGTTCAGAAAAATACTGAAGAGTCCTACAGCTTCACTTTTGAAGATTGGGAGTACTTAGACAATATAAACGCGTAAAGGAGATGAAAAATGAATAATTCTTTAATGGAAAAACTTATGAAGCTTGATAGAGATAAGCTTATGGAAGTTCCTATTGAAAAGATAAAGGCGAAAACACTATCAAAGATAGCTGGTGAGGATGTGGAAATCACTGTAAAGGCCTTGTCAGGTTCTTTGTATACGGAGCTTATATCCGGAGCATCCGGCAAGGATGGCAGTATTGATGGAAGTAAAATCTATGATGCTTATGCAATGATAGTAGCAAAGGGATGTGTAGAGCCGAACCTCAAAGATAAAGAGTTGCAAAAGTACTATAATGCGGCAAGTCCGAAAGACTTGGCAAAGATATTATTTCCGGGCGGTGAGCTTACAAAGATTTCAGAGAGAATTGGTGCTTTGTCAGGCTTTGGAACTAACGAAGATGACAAAGAAGGCAAAAAGGGCATTGAATACGAAGACATAAAAAACTGATAGAGACTGATGCGGATTTCCAAGCGATGTTTTACTTATTTGTAAATCATCACTGGAGCCCGTCAGTCTTTTTTGATGCACACTTTTCTGACAAGTTGCTTATAAAGCATTTTATCAGAAAAGAAGTAGAGGACGCTAGAGAAAGAGAGGAGGCGTACTGATGGCAAGGCAAGTAGATGTTGAGTTCAGATTCTTAGATAATTTTACAAGCAGTTTCAGGCAGGCTATGGGTACGCTTTCAAGTGGTACTGCTGCAAGTGTAAGAGCATGGAAGAGTGTTGAAAAGATGGGCAAGGGCATAAGCGACCTTGGAGCAAAAATCACCACAGGTGTAACGCTTCCAATCGTGGGGCTTGG